TTGGGATGCCAAGATCTGGAGACCTGATGACATCGTTGAAGGCAGCGAAGTATATGACCGACTACTAAACCCAAAGAACACAGAAAGCATCCCTTACCCATTCCAAGGACTCAATGAAAAGACAAGAGGTATTCGCAAAGGTGAAATCGTCACAGTGTGCGCTGGTAGCGGCATTGGTAAGTCACAGATATGCCGTGTTATTGCTCACAATCTGGTTCGTAATACCGACAAACGCATTGGGTACATTGCCCTTGAAGAGTCTATTGAGCGGACTGCTAGCGGTATCGTGGGGCTGGAGCTTGGCTGTCTCCTACATCTTGCGGGAGAGATAAAGGAAACTGAGGCTCTGAAGAAAGCCTTTGATGCCACAGTGGGATCTGGAAGGTTCTTCCTTTATGACCACTGGGGTTCCTTGGAATCCGATAACTTGTTGGGTCACATCCGCTACATGGCCAAGGCTCTTGATGTGGATTACATTGTGTTGGACCACCTTAGTATTGTTGTCTCTGGTCTCGGAGATGGCGATGAGCGCCGCCTGATTGATAACACGATGACCAAGCTGCGATCCCTCGTGGAAGAATGCAACATCGGCATGATCGTCGTGAGTCACCTTAAGAGACCTGAAGGCAAGGGTCACGAGGACGGAGCAGCAACATCCTTGGCACACCTGCGAGGCTCCGCTGCTATTGCTCAGTTGTCCGACATCGTTCTTGGTCTCGAAAGGAACCAACAAGATCCAGCAAACAAGAACGTGACGGCACTGAGGGTTCTGAAGAACCGCTTCACGGGTGACACAGGTCTCTGTTGCCATCTTCAGTACGATAAAAACACAGGACGAATGGAAGAAACTTTCCTTGAAGACTCGTGTGAACAGGAGCAAGATGACGAAGCCAGCCCGTTCTAATAACACCAACACAACCACCAACATGAAACTTCTATTCTTCGACATCGAAACAAACGCAATCGACCATTGGCAAACCAAGGCAGGTCTCAAGGATCTCCATTGTTTGTCCATCTACGAACCCGTGTCCGCAAGGATGCAGTCCTTTAGTTCCCAAAAGGGAAACATCCAAGAGGGACTGGATCTGCTTACGTCTGCTGATTACATCTGTGGACACAACTCCATTAAGTTCGACGCACCATGTCTCAAGAAGCTCTATGGGTTTAACCACGAGAACGTCCTTGATACCTTGGTGATGGCCATGTGCATTCACCCTGATGCCAAGAACGACGACTACAACCGCGAAGGATTCCCCAAGGATCTCATTGGTAGGCACTCGTTGAAAGCTTGGGGTTATCGCATTGGTGAGTACAAGGGAGAGTTTGGCGAGACAACCGATTGGTCCAAGTGGTCCCAAGAGATGCAGGATTACTGCGAGCAAGACGTAAGGGTCACCGCTAAGTTGTTCTACTATTTGACCAAAAGTAAACCAAGTCGCCAGATGCTTTATTTGGAACACGACTTCGCAAAGCTAATGGCTGTTCAAGAGAACAACGGGTGGCCATTCAACATGGAGAAAGCTGAGAAGCTCACGGCTAACCTTATGGCTGCACGAGGCATTCTCCAGCAACAACTCCAAGAAGCATTCCCACCAACAGTTGAGGAGATGAAGTCCTCGATGGGTTGGGAAGTTGAGGGAGTCCAAGGAGCAACCAAGAAGGAACTTGGGGTTACCTTAAAGGAACTTGGAAAACGCCCCGGTGAAATTACAAGCTTGTTGAAGCTGGCCACCAAGTTGGACAACAAGAAAAAGGAAGTCCTGTTCAACCCCAATAGCCGCGACCAGATCTCTGAGCGACTCATAGGCTTAGGGTGGAAACCAACAGCCTTTGAAGGGAAACGACCAGCGATCAACGAAGCAGTCCTGCGTGAAGTAGGGTTACCACAAGCGGACCTCCTGTGTGAGTACCTGCTGCTTGCCAAACGTCTTGCACAGGTGGCTGAAGGTAAACAAGCGTGGCTCACGTTGGCTCGTGACGGGCGCATCCACGGGGAAGTTGTGACAGGTGGAGCCGTGAGTGGCCGCTGTACCCACCGGAATCCCAACGTGGCACAAGTACCAGCAGGTCGCGCTCCGTTTGGCCATGAGTGCCGGGATTGCTTTGAGGCTCCCGAAGGCAAGGTGCTTGTAGGTGCTGATGCCGCTGGCCTTGAGCTTCGCTGCTTGGCTCACTATTTGTACCAGTGGGACCAAGGGATGTACGCAAAGGTAATCGTTGCTGATGACATCCACACGGCAAACCAAAGGGCCGCTGGGTTGGAGACGCGGGACCAAGCAAAGACGTTCATCTATGCGTTCCTGTATGGTGCTGGAGATGCCAAGATTGGGTCCATTGTGGGAGGCTCCTCACGTGAAGGGAAGAAGCTCAAGGCTGACTTCATGCGTCGAATCCCAGCCATTGGTAAACTCAATGACGTTGTCCAACAACACGTTCAAAAGACCAACACCCTTAAAGGTCTCGATGGGCGTATCCTGCCTTGTCGTTCCCCTCACAGCGCACTCAACCTTTTGTTGCAATCGGCTGGGGCTATCTTGATGAAACAAGCCTTGGTTTCTTTTTCCAAGAAAGCCCTGTATCCCTATGAGCTACACGGAAACATCCACGATGAGGTCCAGTTCTCCTGCTTACCCGAACACGCAAAAGACCTTGGAGAAACCTTTATCTTGGCGTTGAAAAAAGCAGGCACTATTCTCAACTTCAAATGTCCTATTGACGGAGAATACAAAATTGGAAATACTTGGGCAGAGACACACTAAAAAATATGAAAGCACTTATTGATGGCGACATGATCCTTTATCGTTCTTGTTTCTCGGTTGAGCAAGAGGTCCGGTGGAGCGATGACATATTCACAGTCCACAGCGACTTCAGTGACCTTAAGAAATCCTTTGTAGGACTCATCGACTACATCCAAGAGGAACTAAATGCCTCTGAGATTATCGTATCGTTCAGTGATCGGCTTACCTTTCGTCACCAGATGTATCCCTTGTACAAGGCTCAACGCCAAGGCAAGAGGTCACCGCTGGGGATCAACGATCTCAGGGAGTGGGTCTGTGAAAGCTACGACATTGCCTTCTGGGAAAACATGGAGGCCGACGATGTGTTGGGCATCATGGGTTCGGCGGATCAAGAAGGGTCCATCATCGTCAGCGCAGATAAAGACTTTGAGACAGTCCCTTGCCAGTGGTTTAACTTCCTTAAAGGGGAACTCAGAACCATCACTCCAGAACACGCCCGTAAGTTCCACCTGATGCAAACCATCATGGGAGACAGCACGGACAATTACTTTGGTATTAAAGGTGTTGGTCCTAAGACAGCCGAGAAGATGTTGGAGAAAGACGGGTACACTTGGGACACGGTTATTGCTGCTTACGAAAAAGCTGGACTAACCTACGACGATGCACTAATGAATGCACGGTTGGCTTACATCCTACAACACCAAGACGTAGACCACGAAACGAAAACCATCAAGAAACTATGGACACCCCCACAAGCATGACCGCAGACTCACGAGAGTATTTCAAAGGCTTTCGGTACGACAGTGTTTTATCACCAGCGAAGATCCCAGATTCTGGGGAACGCTCAGAGTTCAACACAGGTGCAGTGAGGGATGCCTCGGTTGGCAAGGGGATTCCTTCGGCTATCCCACCACGGGCTTTACTGAAGCTTGCAAGACGCTTTGAGGACGGAGCAGCCAAGTACAAGCGGGACAACTGGAAACAAGGTATCCCCTTGAGTCGCTATGTGGACAGCCTGTATCGCCACCTGTGGGCATTCATGGACGGAGACGATACCGAGGATCACCTTGGTGCTATCATTTGGAACGCCGTGTGCCTAAGTGAGACAGCGGATTTGATTGCTGATGGTGTCTTACCCGTTGAGCTTAAGGACATTTAGCGCACTATTAGGATCACCATAATGGACGAGTATTCAATATTCCCTGCAATTTCTTCCCAGCTTATCAAGGCTTTGGAAGAAAGGTTTCCACAAAAGGATTTCACTCCGAGTGATACTTGCAGGGATATTGATTACCACTGTGGGGCGCGGAGTGTTATTAGGTTCCTTCATCAAACGTATGATGATCAAAACGAAAATATTCTAAACCAATAAAAACTAAAACGATATGTGCTTCTCATCCCCTAAAATGACGGCGGCTGCTCCACCCCCACAGGCTCCACCACCACCAACCCCAGTGGCTGAAACAGTCCAAGCTCCTTCGATGCCCACTGAGGCCAAGAAGCGTACGGCGGGTATCTCATCGCTTATCATTCGCCGTCCTACGGTTTCTGCTGGTTCCTCTGGGACTGGCGCAAGCATCAACTACTAAACTAATATGGCTACCTTTAACTACTCCCGCACGGTTCTCTTTGCAGAACTCACTGGCGGCGCACTTAATATCGACGTTACTGGTAATGGTAAACCTTCGGGCTTTGCTGTTGCAGGAACATTCTCTGGGGCAACCGTGAAACTCCAGCAACTCATTGGTTCTACTTATGTTGACCTTGGTTCTGAAACAACCCTGACTACCAATGGTGGTGGATTGTTTGTTACCCCGATTGGTTCGCTTCGTGTTGCAATCTCAGGAGCCTCTGCTGGTTTCTCTGTGACTGTGATCATCAAGCCCATCGAACTGTAAGCTACACCTACAATGGCCCGTCATCGAAAGCTCACCCAGAAATTCGCTGGTTTCCCAATTTTTAAAGTTGGAACCAGCGGAGATACTTTTCCAGTTACCTCTCCGTTTACTACGGGGTTTACTGGATACGGAGACGGGCTTTCCCTAGACCTCCAGTTCGCCGCCGACAAGACGCTGACGGCTCGTAAAGGTCCGACTCCGGTGTTCACCCGCGCTTCGACCGCGACGTTCGTTGGGAGCAATGGCTTGATCCAATCTGCTGCTATTAACGCCGCACGTTTCGATCACGATCCAATTGGTCGTACTAATCTTCTTTCTTATTCTAATGATTTCAACAATGCAGTTTGGGGAGCAATCAATGCATTTCCAGTTAGGTCACAAAACCAGACCGACCCATATGGG